ACCATGATCGCTTTCAACCAGTTCTGCTTCACTTCCCTGAATGCCCACTGACACAAACCGACCTCCGCCTTTGCTGTGCTTCTTGAACATCTGCTGGATACGATTCCAACCACGATCTCTAACCACGACCTCCTTTGCCATCAGCTCAACAACTCGTCGTCGTAGTCGGCGTCAGATATATTCCCAGGTCCGCCGGGGATATCGTTCATACCTTTACGAAACACCGGCTGAACTGCGTCAGTGTTTTCGTCTAACGTCTCCTTCTCGGAAATCGACAGCCCTCCAAAGCTCGGAAGCGCTAACAACCCGCCCTTCGTAATGCCCGCAGGATCCAACTCCTCCGCTCTTTTGGATAGACCTTTTGCTATCTCTGCTGTACCTGATACGCTTACGTCGCCGACCTTAGACGAAACCAACCGCGACCACTTAGCAGCCATTGCACGCAGCACGCGCGCGGCTGCTAAGTTGATCGTCGGGTGCTCGGTCAGAGCAAATGCGATCTCTTCGTCCGTCACCTGTGCATCATTCGCACAAGTGTCACCAATGAGAAAACGCACCTTATCGCGATCATAGCGATTCGGGTCTACGTAGTTCCAGGTCACTACTTCTTTTTCTTTCTCGCAGCCTTCCGCTTCGGAACGGTCTTCTTTTTCTTCTTGGTAGCGGGTTCGGCCTTTGGCTCGACATCTGCCGCCGGGATCGGCTCTGGTTCTGGTTCAACATCTGCCATCGGAATCGGCTCTGGTTCTGGCTCTGCTTCAGCTTCTACTTTGTCATCATCGTCGACCCACTTGGCCCAGGCCCTTCGACCCTTCAACCACTTCTCAGGCCACTCCGCCGCTTCAGGAACAGGGTCGCCCACACCGAGCTGGACGACCTTGCCGTTCCTATGGATAGGCTGTCGCTTTGTTGCTATCCAACCCATGGCAACGCCTACGAAATCACGTTTTCGAAAAACACACCAAGATCAGTAGCTACGACCTTTTGGTCGTAGGCCATTTCGCCTTCGACTCGATCGCTAGCAAGCTTCTCCATCCGGAAACGCTTGATACGAGTTCCTTCTGCAGACGCTCCGAGATAACCGTTCCATGAGAACGTGTATCCACCGGAAGGATGCATCAAACTCGGCTTCGGCGCAGCGTACACAAGCAACGCGTCTTTGGAGTAGAGCCAAGACATGTTCGCAGTGCCTCTCTCTTTCGCAGTGTCTTCGACAGCTGCAGCGATGAGCACCTTGTCGAGCTCAAGTACTGAAGCCAGAAGGTCCGTGGTCACGATACCCTTCTGGGTATACTTGATTCGCTCAAGCAATTCTTCATGGTCTTGGAGCACACTCCACACGTCTCGAGCCAACACCAACGTATTGGGTCGATACCCGGTCAACTTGTGGATCGCGTCCGCTTGCGCACGGATGTTATCGAACGGCACGGAACTCGCAGCATCCCACAAAGGTGAAGGAGTAACATCTGCACTCCATACACTACCCGTGAAATACTTGGCGGCCCAGTCCTTCTCGCGCTTCAACGCCAAACCGCGAGTCACAAACTCAGCAGCTTCGGAATCGAGGTTGATCGGGGCATCGGCGTTCGCACGAAGTTGATCGTCGACATCTTTATGCAACGCGAAAGGCGTGCACGAATACGTGGCAGTCGACACGTCATACCCGGAACCCGCAGACTCGGTTGCCGGCGGGCGCTCTTTGGCGTCCGTCCGGAACCACTGCTGCTTCGGATACGTGAAGTAGTTGTCCGATGACTTCTGCACCGGAATGTTAGGGAACACTTTCGTCGCAATGAACTGCTCTTGAGTCTGCAGATATGCGATCGACATGTTAGTCAACGGTCTGTTGACATGTACATCACCTGCTGTTGGTTGCGGCATTTTTTCCTCCTTAACCGTTCAAAGTCGGACCGTCGAGAAGCATCGAAATGATCTCGTCTGCCGAACCACTCTCAAGCGCCCTCCCTCTGGAATAGGTGCCTGGGTTGCTGCCCGTAATTACTTCCACCGACAATCCCGTTTTGGTCAAAGCGTTGCCAGACACGAAGTCGAGCTCGCTATCGGTTCCGGTTGTCGGAGATTCGACCGTGAAGCTGCCGTCTGCGTTGACTGTTACCAGCGCAGTAGTATCAGCTTCAATTATTGTCTCGATCTCTGCAGCAGTTACCGCAGAAATGTTGGCGACGTCACCGGTGCCGGCAACAGGTGCGTCCTGGTTAGTCACGAACAAACCTGTACCAGTGGCGACGCTCACCGCGCTGTCCGTTCCTTGCATGTCAGAAACAATGCGCGGCTGAGTCGAACCGTTGTCAATTGCACGTCCACCAACCAATTGATCATTGATTTGAGCGAGGATACTTGCAAGAGTTGTCGTTGCGCCTGCGAACGTAATTGTCTGAGAACTGCCTCCATTGAGCGCAAGAATGATGGTCAGACCATCTTGATCCGCACAAGGATACGTTGTGGTTGTATCTTCAACATAACCTTCGGCAGCATCCCAAGTCGCCGTCGCATTGCCGACGTTGTCGACATCGATGACCATCGTGTCAGCCGCTGCAAGTGCAAAAGGCCCAACCGAACTATCTTTGCTGGCTGCTGTCGGAGCAGCCGCTGCGGTCTTCGCTTTGCCATCAGCATCGCCCATCAACCGATCACCCGCTGTGACTGAATCGCCACAAACGATCTTCGACACTCCGCCACAACCAAAAGTGCAAACCTTGTCCGCAGCATCTGGCTTGTTTTGAATCACGCCGTCGATGTACTCACCTTCGGTGTCAGCCTGAACGACCTTGCCGGCGGTGTTGATTTTGCCGAACCGAAACTGAGCCGCACTGAGATCGGCGCCAGCTACGAGTCCGGGAATGTTACTCAGTATTCCTTCGTATGCCATGACCTACCTCCTTAATTCTGCGCCGGATGCTCGGCGAGATACCGGTCATAGAGCTCTTTACCTCGAGGTGAACTCATCACCTTCGAGATCGCTTGCTCCTGTGTCAGGTTGATGTCCGAAGATTTCTCGACCAAACCCTTGGCGAGTTTTTCGATCTGTCCCCAAGCACTCGACTCGGTGGTCTCACCGAACTTCGCGCCAGCTTCACGGAACATCTCGGATTTCTCCAATGCTTCGCTCGTCGACTTCATCTGCTCGAACTGCTTCTTGGCCAACTCGGGGTCGACCTTTTCCAGCTTCAACAGCATGTCCGCGTGGTCTTCGGCACTCTGCCCCGGACAGAACGAAAGCTCTTCTTTGGCTTTCCCAATCCACTCCTCACGCCGTCGAGCTTCGCGCTCTTCGTCGAGGCTCTTACGGATTTCCTCGTTCTGCGCGGTCAAAGTTGAGAGTTGCGCCTCGTGAGCCTTGCGGATTTCTTCGAGCTGAAGCTCGACACCCTCCGCCTTCTGAACGGTTTTCTTCTCCATCTCGTCTTCTTCCTTTGCTTTTCCCTTCATCTCCTCTTCATCTTCCTTGGGTTTCTCCTGCGCTTTCTTCGGTGCAGGATACCCGGCAAGATCACCAAGGGTGTTGAGAACGTCTTTTGGAATCTCGTCTTTGTAGCTCGACAGCAAACGCAGCGCGCCTTTAATAGCGGCTTGGCCCTTGTCGGACACTTTCGCTTTTTCGAACCACTCTGCGAGTTTCCCCTCTTCATCGCTCTCGGTCTCGAGAACGGCTTTGAGAATTTCGTCAAAGTCCATGTCTTGCTCCTGTTTGAAAATTGGAAACGGTTTCTTTTTATTGGCACCCCTGTCCACGACGGACAACTCTTCGGGCACAAAACCAGACAATTCAGTCAACGGCTTATCCATCAGGCTGCTCTCTCGACGAGCTCAACAAAAATAACTTGCGGCATTTCAGAACGCAACATGCGACGTCTAAACCCAAAACCTCCAGGTGAAAACGCCGTGATTTTTCCTGCCTTATACAACTTCCACAAATCCTCTGTTAGCTTCACTCCGACTAACCATGATCCCGAATGGATCTTATCGCTTCCGAACTTGCGACGATAAACCCTGTGGGGTTCGCCGCGTACCGCTTTCAAGTAGTCGTTTCGTGATGGATATTGTTCAACCCAGCTTTCGACTACTTGCGCCTTCGTGCTGTCTTTGTGCTGGAGCTTGACTTCTCGCGACCCGGTCAAGTAACCATGCGCCATCTGCTCGACCTCTTTGGGAGGTGTCCAGTCGGCGTGTGCATCTTCTTCGGGGCCGTTTCGCCCATATGGGTCGATAACTACGCCGTAAACAATTCGCTTGACTGGGTCAGCTTTGGCGATTGGTACTGACTTACTGACGATATTCCCGGTCCGAACGTCGTAGACTTCCGGACTCGATCCGGGCTTGCTCCAGTACAGCCAGCGCTGCCGTTTTTTCTTGAGCTCGCTTATGACATCAGCGAGGTCGCGGCTCTCGGCCCACGGCGTTTGGTCTTCAGGCTTATCAATCAGCCACCGACGCCGTCCGCCGACAGGGGCGAACAGGAACAAGTATCTACCCTTTAAGTGTTCTCCGTCAAGAAATATTTCAACTGCATGTTTTTTGGCCACCCCCATCTGATAAGTTCCCTTGTCTAAAGCGAAGAACTTCGACGACTTCTGCGACGTAGCTCCTGCCTCTCCTGGCCCCGTCACTAAAGGATTACCGACACCGACCTTCAACCACTCCTCGGGCTGCTGCAGCTTTGGAGCGAGCTCGATGCTGTCACCCTCTTTCCAGTCAATCAGCTTGTCGCCGTGCTCGAGCTTTCTGTTGTCTTCAGCTCTACCCAGC